GGAGCAGCTTAAGGAAGAATTGAGAATAGCCCGCAGCGATAACCAGGAGTTGAAAGAAGCCATTGTAAACCGCTTCGTATACGAGTGGAGAACCAGGAGGTCAGAATGACAGAGAAAAGAGCGATACATATAGCCAGACATAGAGTGGTGCAGGAAGCCAACGCACATCATTTTTGCCCGCAGCTTCCGACCAAGTATTTAGAATTTTGGAGGATGGTTCTTGAAGCATTGATAAAAGCAAAAGCGGAGCGGCCGGTCGATAAAGGGGACGGCTTCGGAGATACAGTTACAAGCTGCCCCGGATGCGGTAAGCCGGTTATAAATTATTATAACCCAAACATTAAGCCGAGCTATTGTATGTTATGCGGCCAGAAGTTGGACTGGCAGGAGGAGGCAAACCATGAAGCAGAATAAGGAGCCGCAGCGTTTCCCGATTGAGCCGGAAACCGTTATGGCAGCATACGAGATCTTAATAAAAAATTGCAGAAACCATCACCACACCTGCCAGGGATGCCCGCTGCATATTACAGATCCTACACCATACCAGCCGAGCGGAATCCCGCGTTATACTTGTGCCGCATTTCCGGGCGACAATATACCGCCAGCAGCCTGGCCGGAGCTTGATCCGAAAAATACAGACGGCGGCCAGGCCGTAGCAGTAGACCAGGAGCCGCAGCGGATCGCCATAGCGCTGGCCAGAGCAGGACAGCGGAATCCGGAAGGGGCGAAAGCGTTCTTTAAATTGATTGATAATTTTTGTAAGGAGGCAGACCGTGACAGATCAGAAAATGAAGGCGATAAACGCCTGGACGCAGACAGTAAATAAAAATTCCCTTGAGGTACAGGACAAGTTAGCCATAGCCGGAGCGACTATGGAGATGTTGGAGAAGTTGGAGCCCATTTACGACAAGTACAACCAGGGAAAGCAGGAAGGAGGTAAGACAGGGTGGCGGCGAAAATAGACTGGGAGCAATTCAGCACAGAAGCCGAGGCCGTAGCCTTCCTTAAGGCAGAAAAGGCAGACACCTGCAGCACCACAGAGCAGGCGAAACAATACATCCGGAAAAACCTACCAAAAGAGAGCTATTACCAGGATAAGATCATAAAGCACATTAACGCGCTTATCCCTTCGGCCTTTGTTTGGAAAGCGGCGGCTGGCCCGTACAGCCGCCAGGGCATACCGGATGTATGCGCCGTCATAAACGGCCGTTATTACGGCTTCGAGGTAAAGCGGCCGCTGATCGGCGTTCTTTCAGCAATACAGGAGCAGACCATAAGACAGATCAAGGCGGCAGGCGGCCGGGCTTACGTTGTTTCCTTCCCGGCCGAAGTTACGGAGATACTGAAGAAAGAGGCGGAAATTTGAGAAATAAAGAAGGATATAAGGATCCCACCGCCGGAGCAGCAATCGCCCACGTAAGGCGGGAGGAGAAAAGACGCAGAAAGAAGGAGGAGCGCCATGAACAGAGCGCAGCGAAGAAAGCTATTACAGATGCCCAAAGCGAAACCCAGGCATAACAATGCCAGCGTAGCAGCTACGAAGGCAGACACCGGCATAAAAGCCAGCGAAGCCCAGGGCATAGTAGACAATTTACCTATACCGCAGATCGTAGCCGGAATCAATAACCTTTTAGGCCAGCTTGAGAAGCGCCAGATCCCCATATACGACTGGGACGACGAAGGGCGGACCCTTTACCGATTGCAGATGCGCCGGGGAAAAGTTTTTTACCTTGCGGATCGCAAAGAACCGGACCAGGGGAGTCCGAAGGAAAAATAAATTGATTTTAAGGAGGGCATAGCAATGGACAATAAGCGCAAGCGCAAAATCAGCCCGGAGGAGGCCAGGCACAACGAGGAAATAGAGGTATTAAACAATTATTTGAGCCAGAGACGCAAGGCGAAGCGGAGAAAAGCCATCCTTGAGAAACGGCTTATGGATATAAGGGAGGATATGAGGCACCCGATCAGCGCGGTCGGATATTCCCCCATAAACGCAGCCACGAATGAAATAGGCGAAGGCGCGGCGAGCTTCACTTTTCGGACTTCGGACTGCGAGCTCAAAATCTACGAGCAGGCGGACCAGGCGACAAAGGACCTTTTAAAAGTCATGGATATTATGGACTATTTGGACAAGGACAGCGACGAGCGGGAGGCCCTGGAGCTTTACTACATAGACGGCCACACCTGGGAGAGCGTAGCCGAAAAAATGGACATAAGCCGGAGCCAGGCTTACAACCTTCGCAGAGCAGGCCTTGAGAAGCTGCTCACTTTTAAGAGGGTAAAGGAGATATTGAGAAAATACGAGGCCGGGGAAATGGATAAATAAAGACACCCCCATTTTATACCCCCGTATTTACGGCGGAATTTTTGGCGGCAAATTTACAAGGCGATTTTTTTAATACCCCTTGAAATAGCCCCTTGTATAAAGGCCGGTTTTATATACCCCCTATAAAGGCGGGTATATAGGGAGGAAATAGCGAAGCGAAAATTTTTTTATTTTTTGTACTGTTTTGGACTATTTTAGATGGTATTATAGTACCGTTGGAAAAGGTTAAAAAACAGTACCCCATATTACAGTATTGTATATACCCTCCAAAAAACAGGGCCCCTATATATACCCCTATATAGAGCGGCCCTTTTTATATAGCACTATACACAGTAGCACAGAGCACAGCACACACAGAGACAGAGCACACAGCAGCAGGGCAGGCACAGTATACAGCGCATACCTTAAGACATAGTAAGAGACAGCATAGAGAGCAGCTTATACAGAGAGGCAAGGCAGACCGCGCGCACCTTCTACTGTTGCGACGTCGCAAGAGACAGAGCACACAGAGGCCAGGCCACAGGCCGAAGGCTTAAACAGAGAGCGGGGGACGCAGCGCAAAACAAAAAGGTACTTCCTGGCAAAAATGAGCGTTGCGGGGCGAGGAAGGCCCGGTTTTTTCCCCCATGAAATCAAAAAAAATTTTGCCGTTTCGTTACGCGAAGCGGTATTTTGATAACAGAAACCGCCGGAGCGATAACGCTTTTAGGCGGTTTTGATACGTTAGGAGGCAATATAATGCGACTTGAGAAAAGACAGCTTGTGGACCTTAAGCCCGCAGCATATAACCCGCGCAAGGCGCTCAAGCCAGGCGACGACGAATACGAGAAGCTGGCCGCCAGCATAGAGCGCCACGGCTATATAGATCCCATAGTAATAAACGAGGACGGGACCATCATAGGAGGCCACCAGCGCCGGACCGTTATGATGGACTTAGGCTACACGGAGGCGGAGGTCATTATAGTTGACCTTCCCGACAAGAACGACGAGATCGCGGCGAATATTGCACTTAACCAGATTACGGGAGAATTTGAAAAAGACGCCCTTATGGGCCTTCTTATTCAGCTTGAGGGCGCAGGCTACGACACAATGGCCGCCGGTTTTAATACGAACGATTTATCGGAGCTTTTCATGGAGGCCGATCTTACGAAGGAAGCCAACGAGGACAATTACGACGTAGAGAAGGCCATCAAGGAAGCTGAGGAGAAGGAGCCAGTCACAAAGTACGGCGATATTTGGCAGTTAGGCGAGCACCGCTTAATGTGCGGCGACGCTTCCGACTTTTCAGACATTGGCGTCCTTATGGCCGGTTCCGTAGCCGACCTTATAATCACGGACCCGCCGTATAACGTAGATTACGAGGCAAAGGACAAAAGCCTGGAGCGCAGCTATAAGAGGAACACTACCAGGACAACAAACGAGATACAGAACGACCGGATGGGGGAGGAGGATTTTTATAATTTTCTTTTCCGCGTCTTTTCTAATATTTGCGACGTCGCAAAAGCGGGAGCCGTTGCTTACGTATTCCACGCGGACAGCGAAGGCTTGACCTTCCGCCAGGCCTTCGACGCTTCCGGTTTTAAGTTGAGGCAAGTCCTTATTTGGGAAAAGAATCAGTTTGTTATAGGCCGCCAGGATTACCACTGGAGACACGAGCCGATCTTATACGGATGGAAGGAAGGCGCGGCCCATTATTTCATAGACGACCGCAGCCAGGACACCGTCTTTATTGAGGACGATATAGACTTTTCAGCAATGAAAAAAGCGGACCTTATAGCCTACATTGAGAGGATCCGCGAGGAGCTCATGGCGCGTACTTCCGTACAGTACGAGAAGAAACCGGCCCGCAGCAATATGCACCCGACCATGAAACCGGTCGCGCTTGTAGGACGCCTTATGGCGAATAGCAGCAGGCGGGGAGAGCTTGTCGCGGACTTCTTCGGCGGTTCCGGTACCACCATGATCGCGGCGGAGCAGTTGGGCCGCATAGCGTACCTTATGGAGATAAGCCCTAAGTATTGCGACGTAATTATCGACCGGTGGGAGGAGTACACAGGAAAGAAGGCCATAAGAGTGAGGGGAGGCGATATGTATGGCGGATAAGGAAAAAGAGACGGCGGCCGTTACTTCCGGCGGCGCGCAGTTTGTAAAAGTTGAGGTCATAGGTCAGCTTTTCGGCGTTTCTGTCCGCAGAATACAGCAGCTTACCCAGGAGGGCGTCATAAGGACGGTAGAAGTCCCAGGCCAGGGCCGCCGCTACGAGTTGGTACCGACGATTAAAACATATATTCAGTATTTGAGCGATAAGGCATACGGCAAGTCCAAGTCCGAAAAGGAAGCGGAGTTAAAAGAACAGAAGCTGCAGGCAGAGATCGCCTTAAAAGAATCCCAGGGAGAGATGCACAGGATGCGCCGCGAGATTGCGGCCGGGAAATATTTAGACGCAGACGAGGTGGCGCTGGATTATCAAAAATTCTTTGTAGTTTTTAAACGCTTCGCGCTTAGTATTCCCGCCCGGCTTGTAAGTATGATCAGCGACCAGGTGGCACCGTTGGAGGCCCGGAAGATTGAGAAGGAGATGAACGAAGAAGTTAAGCGTATGCTTACGTCCTTCGTTGTTGCGGGAATTATAGGAAAACCGGAGGCAGAAAAGGAAAAAAATACCGGTGGTTAAGCCTAAGCGGTTACGGATGCGGAAGTATACCTGCAAGGAGTACATAAAGGGCGCGCTTGAATACTTGAAGCCCCCGGAAAGTATTACAGTATCAGAGTGGGCCGAGAAGTACAGAGTCCTTGACAGTAAGACATCGGCAGAGCCAGGCCCCTGGAATAACGACCGGACGCCATATCTTAAAGGGATAATGGATGAGTTCACTAATTACGAAACCGAGGAAATTATTTTTGTAAAGCCTACGCAGGTAGGCGGCACAGAAGCGATGAACAATATGCTCGGCTACGTTATTCAGCAGGACCCATCACCGACCGAGGTCGTATACCCGACGGAGACCCTGGCGGAAACTATTTCAAGCCAGCGCTTGCAGCCTATGATCTTATCCTCGGAGCCGCTACGCA